TTACGCGCTTGATCCGCTTTCCTTTTTCTCCTCGGTGTCGACGCTACGTGGCCCAAGCGTGGCCTTTTCGACAGCCTCCATAGCGGCTCGCACATCGGCGACGTCGGAGCGGATGTAGCGCAGCGTCGTCTTGATATCTTTGTGGCCAAGCATGCGCTGCACGGTTTTTAAATTGCCGACCGCGCGCTGCGTCCGGGTCGCCGCGGTATGGCGCAAATCATGAAAGCGGAAATTCTCAATGTTCGCCGCAGCCAGCGCGCCGGCCCAAGCGCGGCGCCAGCCATCGTGCGTAAACGGGTAGCGCTCGCCCTTTTTCTGCAACGTGCCGCGCTTGGGGTCGTGCCGGTTGCGCGCGCACACATAGGTGAACACCCGGGTCGGATGATGGCCGCGTTCGCGCGACAGGATCGTCGCGACGGCAGGGGTGATCGGCACGTAATGCAGCTCGCCGCCGGGTTTTTTCGACTTCACGCGAAAAACGATTGTCTCAGCCTGCCAATCGACGTGGCGCCATTCCAGCCTGATGACGTTGTCGAGGCGCACGCCGGTCAACAGCGCAAAGCGAACTATCGAGTGAAAATCGGGACGCAGCGCCGCGAATAGACGAGGCTCATCATCGCCGCTCAGAACATGCTCCCGCTCGCCGGCTTCCTCGAGCAGGATTTCTTGCCATTCGATCTCGACGACCGCGACGTCCCACAATTTGCGGGCGCGCCGCATGACCGCGCGCAAATGCTCGAGCTCGATATTGACCGAGCGGTTCGATAGTTTTGCCCGGCGTCGTGCTGCATAGCTCGTCAGATCGGCAGTGCTGATCTCCGACAGCAGCACATGTTTACCGAGGCAGCCCTCTTTCGGTTCGCCTTTTTTCGGTTCGGCTTGGAGGCTCTTCCCGATACGCTCAATGTCGTTCCGCGATGCCAGATATTGACCGTGCTCGAGCCAATAGCGCGCGAGCGCCTGGGTCAGCGTGATCTCCGGTTTTTTGCCAGTCAGCTTGCCGAGGAGGGCGTCGGACCGGATTTTCGCGGCGAGGATTTCGGCTGTTTCCCGGTCGTTAGTCTCAAGGCTTCCTCGAAATCGATAATCGTTGACCCTGAAGTTCGCGTAATAGGTCGACGACCCCTTACGTCGTTGGGTAACGAGGCTTCGCTTCCGTCGCATCCGCGCCCTTGCCTTTCAATGTACGCTTCCAAATCAGTCGGCTTGAATTTCCGCCGCTTGCCGACCAACACATAACGCAGGCGGCCCGCTTCGATCTCAGCAATCAACGTCGCCCGTGACACGCCCAGCCGCGCGCAGGCCTCGCTTTGCCGGATGAGCAGCCGGTCCGTCATGCGGTGCTCGCCTCTCACACCTTCCGTTCCGCCGACGGATCGGCGAGCCTCTGCCTGATGCGAGCCACAACGGCATGGCCGAGCCAATCGCGGATTATCGAGCCCCAGGCCCCGACCCACTCTGTCAGCTCGTATTCGGGAAGCGCTATCTCCATCGCAATAGACGCGACGTCGAGGCTGTCCTCCGGAACCTTCTCCGATTCAGGCCCCCACAACGCCTGTCTTACGCCGGCAATCACTGCAAGATGTTCGTCAGGCCCGATGAACTGCAGCAATGTGGTGATCGATTCGGTCAGTTCTCGGAAGATTTCTGGATCGGACCACCAACTCGTTTGCACAGTGGTTTCGTCAATGCGGTGCCAATAGACGATCCCCTTCACCAGGCAGCTGATCATCAACATCAACGCGGTCGGACCACGACCAAAGGCGCGCGCAAATATGTCGATCGGTCGCCTTGGCCATCGCGCTGGACGGGCCGGCCGATTCTCCAGCGTCTCGGTCGGAGTTTCGCCTCGGCTGATATCGCCGCCCTTTCGCGCTTCCAAGAAGCTCGTCAGCGCAAATTCCGAGAGCTGCGTCAGCGACCGGCTCTCTTCCTTGGCCGCCGCCTCGAGCGCGCTCCGTAGGTCAGGATTGATCCGCAGGCTCAGTGGAACCCGCCTCTCGCTTTCATCCTTCGGCGGGCGCCCGGTCCGCTTCCCGTTGCCTGCATCATCCGACACCGTGTCTCTCCTCCAGTACTTTATGTGTGTTTAATGCGTATTGACAATCTCACAAAAAAGGAAGAACGTCAAACTTGATCGAGAGGTTTAGTTAACGTATCGCAAAAACCAGGGAGGGGGAATGAGTGCGCGACCTCGCGGGTTTATCCCCGATTGGCGTCCGCGCCCAGAGAGCCTGGCGCTTTTGCACCAAGCTCAGGCGGTGCTCATGGAATATCGGGAACAACTGCCGCTTACCCTCCGTCAGATCTTTTACCGGCTGGTCGGCGCCTATGCATACGAAAAATCCGAAGCAGCCTATAAGCGTCTCGTCGAGCTAATGAATAAGGCGCGGCGGGCGCGGCTCGTCGACATGGATGCGATCCGCGATGATGGGTTCACTCGCCATCAGCCGCTTTTCTTTGCGAGTGTCGAGAACTTCCTCGACGATATGGCCAGCCAGGCTAAACAACTCCGGCTCGACCGCCAGAGAGACCAGGAGCGGCGACTTGGCATGGCAAGAAAACTTATCGGATCCGATAAGTTTAGGCGGCCGTGGCGCTGGTGCGAGGCTGCCGGCATGGTTCCTCAGCTTGCACGCGAGGAGGAGGAGAAAGCGCGCCAGGACGTGCTTTCTCGATTGCGCGATGTCTGATGTCGCCAACATCAGCGACGCCGCATACGGAGACCGCTCGATGCGCCTGGTTTCGTGGCGGCCGGTCCGAAAAGGATCATTGCGGGGCTTTGCGACGGTCCGGCTGGCAATCGGTCTGACGATCCGCGATTGCCCAGTGCTGGTCGGGCGCAACGGCGCCTGGGCAACCCTTCCCGGCAAGCCGCAGATCGATGCTGAAGGCCGTCACAAGAAGGATGTGAACGGCAAGCCTGCCTATGTGTGCATCCTCGAGTGGGATAGCCGCGCGCTCAGCGACCGCTTCAGCAACGGGGTGGTCTCAGCGGTGCGCCGTCGTTGTCCCGGCGATCTCGAAGAGGGCTGATCATGATCAGCCCGCTCGAGGCCGCGATTGCGACCAGGCTGCCGTGCCTCCCATGCAGCGCCCAGAAGACGCCGGCGATCCCCGGGCCCGGCGGCCATAAACATGCGACTTCGGATCCTGCCGCACTGCGCGCGTTGTGGCAGCGTTATCCCGGTCCACTCGTCGGCGTACGGACCGGCGAGGCCTCCGGTCTTTCCGTATTCGATATAGACAGGGCGAAGCATCCCGAGGCCGAGATTTGGCTGTCGGCGCATCGAAATCGGCTACCGACGACCCGGATCCATCAAACACGATCGGGCGGCCTGCATTTCATCTTTCGGCATGTTCCCGGCGTGCGGAACAGCCAAGGCCGCTTAGCCACAGGCGTCGACACCCGCGGTGAGGGTGGCTATGCGATCTGGTGGCCGGCGGCCGATTGCCTCGTGCTCTGTGACGCACCGCCGGCGCCGTGGCCGCAATGGCTTCTCGAGGTGATTTGGCCGCCGTTGCCAAGAACGGCGCGCGGCACGCCCGCATTGTTGAGCTCTGACACCCAAGTGCTGGAACGTCTGGCGCGGCGGGTAATCCACACGCCCGAGGGCCAGCGTAACAGCATGCTGTTCTGGGCTGCCTGCCGCGTCGGCAAGGCCATTCGCCTGCGGCGGAATCGACGAGCAATGCGCAACCGCCGTGCTCACCGGCGCGGCGCTGCTAGCAGGACTGCCTGAGGGGGAGGCGCGGCGAACAATTGCCAGCGGCCTCAGGACCGGCTCGCGATGAAGAGGGGGAATTGGCGCGATGCAGGGCAATGGGCACGCGAGAGTATCGCTGCACGAAAAGATCTCGGATATGGCGAATTGGGACGAGATCGAGTGCGAGCTAGCAGTACGCGCCGTCGCGCGCGAATACGACGTGTCCGTCACGCAGCTGCGCAAGGCGATCGCTCGGCAGCGCACCCGCAACGATCAGCGGGTGCGCAGCGGCGGTGATCGCTTCACCACGGCCGATCCGAACAAGATCCTAGCCGAGGCAACTAAGCCCGAGCTCGTCGTCGAGAGCGCGAACCTGCCGTCGGCGGCCGATGCGATACGCGATCTGTTTGCGGCCGAAGGCGAATATTACCAGTGGGACACTCCGGCCAAAGTCGAACCCGCGGATGACGGCGGCTTGCCGGTAATCGTGCCGCTGAGCGTTGACGGCGTAGTCAACGAAGTGCACCGCTTCCGCCGTCCGATCAAGCTGACGCCCGATGGCAAGCGGATCGAAACCACATTGCCCGACCGTGTCGCCAGACAGTACCTAGCGAAGAGGGGCGCGTGGCAACTGCCTCGCCTTGCCGGCATCACGACCGCGCCGCTATTACGCGAGGACGGTAGCATTCGCGCCGCCAGCGGCTTTGACCGGGAAACCCGCCTCTACTGCGCCAGCGTGCCGGCGCTCGATATGCCCGACCGTCCGGACGAACGGCAGGCCAGGGCAGCGCTGCAGATCCTGCGCGCTACCTTTCGGACCTTCCCATTCGCCGACAGCGAGCGGGTGTGGAATGGCAAGCTGCAGCTCGAGCTCGTTAATCTCGGCAAGCCGCCGGGTCTCGACGAGAGCACCTTCCTTGCCGGCTTGCTCACGGGGACGTGCCGGCTATGCCTGCGGCTGGCGCCGGGCTTGATGCTAGTCGCGCCGCAGCGGTCGGGATCCGGGTCCGGCAAGGGCTTGCTCGCCCGAGCCATCTGCTTGATCGCGTTCGGCCTTCGGCTGGCGCCCTTTACGCCGGTGAAGGACAAGGCTGAGCTCGAAAAGCGGATCAGCGGGGAACTGCTCGAAGGCGGTCCCGCTCTATTCATCGACAACGTCAACGATGCGGTGTTGGCGAGCCCGACCTTGGAAGGCGCGATGACCGAGCGGCCCTTCAAAGTGCGGCCGTTCGGCACTTTGAAGATGCTAACGCTGGACAGCGGACCGTTCATTGTCGTCACCGGGAATGGGCTCAGCCCGAGCGATGACCTGGTGCGCCGCTTTGGCATGTTCGGCCGCCTAGACGCGCGGATGGAAAACCCGGCGCTGCGCCGGTTTCCGTTGGCGGACGCCGCGTTTCTGGCCGACATCGAGTGCCGGCGCGCCGAGCTGCTGAGTGCGGTGCTGACGATTTGGCGGTTCGGTCGCCAGAACGCTGGCCGGCTGGGCGCCGGCGGCGCGCTCGGCAGCTATGCAGATTGGGCGCGCTGGTGCCGCGATCCGCTGCTCGAGCTCGATTGCCGCGATCCCGTCGACCGCTTCGAAGAATTGGCGGCCGCAGACCCGCGGCGCCAGGATGAGCTGGCGATCTTCACAGGTTGGTGGGAGCACCACGGAAGCGCGTCCATGCTCGCCGACGAGCTCCACCCGCAGGTCAAGCGGCTGATCGATCCCGACGGCGCCGCGCCACGCCTGCACAGTATCCGGCGCTGGCTCAGCGGCAAAGGCGGCATGCGGCTCGGCGGCTTCGAGTTCTGGGTCGAACGCGACCCCAAGAACAAGAAGAAACCCTCAACCTATAGGATAATCAACCACGATCCGGAACGCCGCTGAGACAAGCATCTTCGCACACGTTTCGGGGATCGGCGAAAAAACACACTCCCTCGACTCGGCGGAAAACTAACAAACCGAGGGGGTGTGGAAGTGTGTATTGGCTCTCTACGGCGTGCCAGAAACAGTGCGAGAGGCTTGTTTTTCGTCGTGCAACTCCCTCGCGCGTAAGTTGCTCTTGGGATACCGGCCGGCGGCGGGGAGCACCCTGCTGCTCCCCGCCGCGGCTCCGGGCCCGCGCAGGGGGAAAGTCGCGGGGCGCATCAGAGCCTTGGAGCAGATTTTACAGCAGGTTCGACGCAAAACCGCGTCATGGCAGGAAAGGGAGCTGAGGGTTCGATCGCGCTTGCTCGCGCGCGCCGGGCCCGCGTGATAGCGCTCGCGCGCTTGCCAGGGCTTCCGGCAACCCCCAGCTCGTGAACGCGCCTATCGGCGCCGGCGCGGCCGTCGGACCCGGTTTAAGCGCGACTCGTTCTAAAACGGACGTATTACAGATTGTGCCGTACGATATTCACTCAACTTTTAGGAAATGGCTCGATCCACTCCCCATATCCACCCGAAAGACCGGGGAGAGGCCTTTCGATGCAACCTTCGACGGCGGCGGCCATCCCGCTCGCGCGTGCGGATCCCGACCACCTCGAACTCAGACAGCTGATCCTCATCGACCTCGCTAATCGCGAAGGCCGGGTGATCCTACAAACGGTGTGGTGCGTCGACCGCCGCGGCCGTCGGGAGACCGAGATCGAGGTCATTCCGAACGAGGCGGCGTTGTTGCGCCGCGTCGGCGAGCTCGCGCCGCGGCTATTCGGAGCGCGCGCCGAAGAAGTGCTGCTCAAGCGTGCCTAGCGCGCTGGTCAGGATCCCGGAGCTGCGTTCCTCGGTCAATCTTCGCCCGTTCCAACCCTGCTCGAGCGCCCATTGCTTCAACGTCCGCTCCACGCCGATGACGTGCCACAAGCAGGAGCCGCCGGGCGAGGCGAGGCCGCCGACGGCGCAGATTGCCCGCCAGACCCTTTGCCGCGCGGCGAGCACGCGCTCGTTGACCGGATCGCTGCGGCCGGTAGGGATGCGCACCAGCGCCGCCGCGTGCAGCGGGTCGAAAGAGGCAATGCGGAATAGGGCTCGAAATTGCTCGCCCGCCTGGCGCATTCCGCCAGTGATCGAACCGCGCCGGTGCATGACCGCGAGCGTATCGACCGCGCGATAGGGCTGCGCCGGACGGCCGGCGCTGTCGGCGATCGCCCGCTCGACGCGCTCGATTGGCCCATGCTGATGACGTTCCGGCGCCGGCGCAAGAATATCACCGGGCCGCGCCGCTGACCGGCGCGCGCGCCGCTTGGGCAATGCTTTAACCGAAATGCTTCAACGAATGGCGCGGCCTATCACGCCGGGCGGCAGTGCGCCGTCGATGTCAGGGCGGGATCGGCGGCGAGAGCGGCTGCAACTGCTGAATCAGCTCGCCGGTGTCGATCGTGCCGTCCCAGTAGCCGACGATCACCGCCTCGTTCAGCCGGATCCATTCGCTGACGGCGCGCAGATCGGCCGCCGAGAGCCGCCCGGCGACAAGATGTGGGGTGGGCCGTACCGCGACTGATACGGTGTGGCCGGGCGCCATCCGACGGCCGTGCGTTTGCTGGACTTTGACCCTGACGTCATGCCGAGCGCGGCCGCGATGCGAGACCCAGACAACCATTGGCAGGCCGGTCATGCGCGGCGTCAGGTTCGCCATCTCGTAGGGCGCCTCGGCTTCACTTTCGACCGTGTCTTTCGGCTTTGCGCCCGCTTCTTCGCTCACGGCTGGCCTTCCTGCTGATCGACAAAGCGACGGTCGCGCTCGACCTCCTCGGCGATCGACCGTGCCGCATGCTTGAGCGCCATGTTGATGACCTCTGTGTCTGACAGCCGAAACAGGTTCGGGAAGCCGCGCTCGCTCCCGAGCTGATTGAGATACTCGAGATACCCGCGCACGACGGCGTAATTGTCGAGCATCTCGCGCTGCAATGTGATGTCGATGCGGCGCGCGCCTTCGGCCTTCATCATGGCGCGGCGATTTGCGGCATGCCGCCGGAGATACTCGCGACGCTGCCACTTTCGGAGACTGACCTCGCTCATGCGCGCCAGTATAGCGCGTGTGTATACCGGGATACCATCGCACGGCTGACCCGCCGCCTCTCGTGCCCTCCGATGCCGCCGAACCCCCATAGGGGTATCGCGGTCAAAAGGGAGGGTCGCCGCAAACCGCGGACCACCAACGCGCGCAATGCCGCGGAATTGGGGTGGGCGTCGGCGATCCGGGTGAGCGACGGTGCGTCAATGGCTTACGAGCCGAAATGCACGGAAAATGTGCGCGTTTTTGTGACGGCGCTCGGTAAGCTGCTTACCTGACGCGCGAGATGCGAAGCTCGGCGGATGACGTTGACCGAGCTCGCGGCGCTCGAGGCGGTCCTCGACCGCATGACGCCGGCGGACCGCGAGCTCGTCGCGCCGCGCGTGTTGCCAGCCTGGCGGCGCCGAGAACACCGGTTCGCTGCGCGCGATGCGCTGATCCGGGACGCGCGGCGGCGCTTGTTCCCGGGGCCGCGGACTGTCGCGGCGCGGAGACTTTCGCGGGCGCTCGGCGCCTACGCGATCGCGGGTTGGCGGTGGGAACGGGAAAGGGGTCTGCCCGCCGACGCGAACGAGCGGCATAGCGCGAACTTTGCGATCCTCAAAGCCAATGGCGGCCGGCCATTGGGGTGGCGCCGGATCGCGGACATTCTTTGCAATAATCGGTAGCGGCGCCTGCAATCCGGCTGTGCCAATACCGGCGGATGCTGTCGCGACAGAAGCGGCTGCCCGATCCCGCGGCGGTCGACCTCGAGCCAATCCATCACGACCCGGCCTACGCGGCGGCGCTGGCCGAGCTCGAGCAGCTCGAAGGCCGCCTGGCGCAGGTCGAAGAGCGGCGCAAGCGAGCGCGCGCCCGGGCGCGCGGGGCGCCTCCCGGCCGCAGCCCGCTCGAGCGGGCCAAACTTCTTGCCAGAGGCGGCACCATTCCGGCGGTCAATCCGGGCGAGGAGCTGGCGGCCGCCGATGAAGAGGAAAAGGTGTTACGCGCCGGTATTATCGAGGCGACGGCGCGGCTGAACGAGGTCGCGCGCGAGGTTTCCTATCGCGTCAGCCACAAATTCCACGAGCTCCATGCCGCGGCGCTGCTCGCGCAGCTGCGCGCGCTCGACGAATTGAACGAAGCCATGGAGGCCGCGCAGGCGGTGCGGGCCCGGCTGCGCGCTGCTGGCTATACCCCGTCGTCGTCGCTGCTCCCGGCGCTCGAATGCGAAGGGGCGGCATTGCTCGGGCATACGAGCGCGGTCGGCATGACCCCGGCCTGGCGCTTCCGCAAGACGCTCGAAACCATGGGCATCCTCTAAAATGATCGCGTCGCCGGAATTCAACTACTGCGCCGAGCGCGGCGCGCTCGAGGCCGCGCTCGAGACAGCGCTCGCCGAGCTGCCGGCATTGCGCCAAGCGGCGCAGGCGGCCGCCGAGACGGCGCATGACGCGCGCTGGCGGTTCCAACTCTTCCAACAGCGCTGCGCGGCCGCTACTCGGGGCGGCGCCGACCTGGCTTCGCCAGCGTTGCTTGATTGCCTCGAAGCCGAGCGGCGGGCGCGTGACAAGGCCAATGCCGCGGCCGAACGGGCCAGGCGCGAGGTCGCCAATTGCGAATGGCGGGTCGGCTCTTTGCGCGGCGATATCCAGCAGCTCACAGCGCTTGAAAAGCCGCCGCTGCTGGTCGCGCCGCGGCCGGAAATCGTCCGTCGGCCGAAATCCGATCTCGGCGAGTTCGATCCCATTGTCGTGCCGCTCGGCCGGACGCCGCCCGATGCGGCGTAAAAAAATTCAGTTGTCCCAGCGGTGGGACGAGTGGCGGCCCGCGCCGGCCTGCTGCCTCCAATCGGCGGCCGCGCGGGCCGTTTTTTTTATGAAGGCAAGAAATCTCAGCATGAACCAAGAGCAAATTCGCCGCGCCGTCGCGCGCGAGCTCGAGAAATTGGAGCCGCTGATCAAAGCGATCGGTTACGTCAAAACCGCCGGTCATATGGCCGACAATTTGCCCGACCGCGACAGCGACCAGGACGGCCATGACGCGCAAATCCGGGCGTTGCATTCGACAGTAAAAGGCGCGCGGGCGGCCGTCGAAGATCATCTCGGCAGCAATGTCGGGCGGGCCGCGCGATTGCGCGTAATACGCGGCGGCGGATCGGGAACGCCCGGCTCCGGCACCGATGACAACTTGCCTTACGAGCCGAGCGGCGGCGACGGCTTATCGCGCGCGAAGGCGGCGATCGACGATGCGGAGGACGAGGCCGACCGGCTCGTCGACCGGATCGCCGGCGGCGACGAGGCAGCCGTGCACGGGTCGGCAAACAATCTGCATTTCCACACGAAAACCGCCGACGGCGCGCTACAGGATTACCGCGACGCGCTCGCTAATCCGGAAAGCAAGGCGCGCCGCGAAAGCGCGCGCGCCCATGCCGCGGTCGTCATGGCCGGCTTTGGCCAGGCGCCGTACTGATGCCGGCGCCGTCGTCCAACGTCACAAATTGGCGCGGCGCCGCCGATCGGTTGCTGGCGGCGCGACAGGAATTGCGATCCGCACACCGTCTGCTGCGGGCGCTCTCGGCATTGGCGGCGATCGCGTCGATTGAAGGGATATCATTGTGGACGACGTCACCACTATTGCACTCCATAAGCCGGTCCGGCTCGGCGATCAGGAATTCACCGAAATCACATTGAGCGAGCCGACCGCCGGGCAGATCGAGACGGCGCTCAAAGAGGCCTCGCAGACGACCGCCAATATCGTACTGATCGCGCTGATCGCGAAAATCCCGCCGGCGGCGGTGCGTGCGATGTCATTGCGCGATTTCAATGCCGCGGTGGCGTACCTCTCGGGTTTTACAAAGGGCGAGGCGGAATAGACCTCGCCTGGCTCGACGCCTATCGCCATTGCCCGATCCGCTTGCCGGAAAACTGGCGCGACGTGCTCGAGGATCTCGCCTGGTATTGGGGCTGGACGCCGCAGACGATCATGCAGCTGACGCCGAGTGAGATCGCGCGCTGGACCGCGGCGGCGCGCCGGCTCGGGCCGCGCGTCGTCAAGGCGGTGCTCGTGCGGGCGAACTAACATGGCCGATACCAGCAATACTCTCGACAATGTCGAGGTCGCCGCGCCGGCGCCGCGCCCCGACCGCGGCCCGCCGGCGCCGCCCGAGTTTGACGAGCTCGTCATCCTCACCGTCGGCAAGCGGCTCGGCGGCTGGCAACGGGTGCGCCTGGTCGCCGGCGCCGAGCTCTACCCGCGCCATTTCGAGATCGAGACAACCGAGCGCTATCCCGGCGAGATAGCGCAGTCGGTCGTGACGCCGCGCGCGCCGTGCCAAGTCTTCCTGCGCAACGACAGATATCAGGACAAAATTCTCGACGGCTACATCGACCGCTACGTCGTCGAGATCGACAAGGGTGAGCACCGCACGCGGCTGATTGGCCGCGGCAAGGGTGAAGATTTTCTCGACAGCTCGGTCAACGCCTTTGAGACCGGCTGGGCGATCCAGGCGACGAGCCTCAGCCAAGTCGCAAAGCTGCTGGTGCAGGATTTCGACATCGACGTCCAATTGCCTGACGGCGACGTGGCGATCCCGGAGCCATTGCGCGTCTTTGCAATCCACCCCGGCTATCAGGGCTTTTTTATCCTCGAGGAGTTCTGCCGCGCCGTCGGACGGCTGCTCTACGAGGACGAAAACGGCGACCTCGTCATTGCCAAAGTATCGAGCGAGCGCGCCGGCAATGCGCTCGTCGAAGGCCAGAATGTCGAGCGCTGCTATGCGATGCAGGGCGCCGATCAGCGCTTCGCGACCTACATCGTCTTGGGGCAGAACCGCACCGAAACGGTCTATGCCAATGTATTGGCGCAGCAGCTCGACCCGCAGGCCACAATATTGGGCAAGCGGCTGCGCATCATCCCGAGCGAGACGCCCGACATCAATCTCGAATTTTCATTGCGCCGCGCGGTCTGGGAAGCCAATCGGCGGTTTGGCCGCGCGTTTGAGGCGCGCGTCACGGTGACCGGCTGGCGCGACGGCAAGGGGCAACTGTGGCGGCCCAATACGATCGTCTCGTGCCTGATGCCGAACGCGAAGATCAAGGAGGACCGGGCCATCACCGAGGTCGCCTATCTGCGCGGGCCCGAGGGCACGCAAACGATATTGACATTGATGCCGCCCAAGGCGCTCGACGTGCAGCCCTTTACGATAGCCGCGGCGACCTGAGGACAGCGCGATGGCAAATGCAGCGGGTTTTGCGGTCGCGGTAAAACTGGTCGACCTCGCCAGCGGACCACTCGCAAAACTCAACCAGTCGATCGCCAGTGTCGAGAAGACCGCGACGCGGTTTGGCCGCAATACCGGGTTGTTGCAGGCGCGCGACGCGCTCTCGAAGGCGCGCTCGGAAGCCACCGATTTCGGCGACAAATTGCGCGAAATCTTCCAGCCGCTCGGCGCCTTGACCGGCGCGGCGTCGGTCGCGGGTCTCGTCGAGCTCGGCCGCGGCTTTGCGTCCGCCGGCGCCGAGATCGGCCGTACCAGCGCGGCGATCGGCGTCAATACCGACGCGCTGCAGCGCTTGCGCGGCATGGCGCGCCTCGTCGGCGTCGACGCCGCGGCGGCGACGCAATCATTGGAAGGCATTGCGCAGACCAAATTCGAGGTCAGCCGCGGCATGAACACCGCGGCGCTCGTCTCGGCCAAGAAACACGGCATCGATCTCACAAAAGACGCCTTCACGATCATGCGGCAACTCTCCCGCGCGATCACGACCGACGCCGATCTGATCAACGACCCGGTCAAAGCGCGGGCATTGGAGAAATTGATCACCGGCACCGACAGCTATTTCGAAGTCTTGCGCCGCGGCCCGGCCGAATTCGACCGCCTCGACACCAAGGTTCGCGACCACGGCCAATTGACAAAGCAGCAGATCGAGGATGCGGGCCGGCTGACCGAAAGCTTTGGCGACCTCGAGCTCAGCGCGATCAGTCTCGGCCGCGCGATCGGCGCACATGTCGGTTCGTGGCTCGGGCCGGTCAACGAGAAGATGTCGAGCTGGCTCGACACGCTGCAGCAGACCCCCGGCGCATTGCGGTTGGTCGAGCTCGCCGCCGACGCGCTCGCCGCGGCGATCGGCCTCGGCCTTATCGCGAAACTGACCAGGCTCGTCGCGCTGTTGGCATCGCCCGGGCTGGCGCTGCTGTTCAACCCGGTAACTGGATTGCTGGCGGCGATCGCCGGCGGCTTTGCATTGAAGGGCGCGACGGAGAACGACAATCCGGACGAATGGAAAAAGGACATCCACAAAGACCTGTCGGGCGACGTCGGCAAGTTTCTCGACGAGTTCCTGAAAGACCTGCACGATTGGTGGTTCGGCCCCAGCGGGGCTGCGCCAGGCGCCGGCGGCAGCGGCGGCACCGCACATCCCGGCGGCGCCTCGCTCAATGACCTCTACAACAACTTTGCCAACATGCGGATGCCAAGCGGCATTGGCTGGCAGAAATTCGACAGCCCGGCCGCCGGCATTGCGGCGATCGAGAACCAGCTCAGGATCTATCGGGACAAATACGGCATCGGCACATTGCGCGGCATTGTGGGGCGTTGGTCGCCGCCCAATGAAAACGACACCGAGGCGCTGATCGCCGCGGCGGTGAAATCGACCGGCAAGGGCGCCGATCAGCCGCTCGATCTGGGCGACCCGGCAACGATGCGCGCTGTCGTAAAGGCGCTGATCGAGAACGAGCATGGCGGACGGATCCCGACGGCCGCGGCGAGCGCGCTCGCCGAGCCGATATCTGGCTCGGCGGTCCCGGCCGGCAAAGCCGCGGCGCCGCTCGGCGGCACGGCGGCGGGCGGCGAAGCACCGATAACGTCGCCGTTCGATCCGCGCTTGCCGCCCCTCGACTTGCCAAAGATGGCGCCGCCGCTGCCGATGGTCGCACCGCCGGTGCCGACCGCGGCGACGCCGGCGCCCGGCGCTACCGGCCAGCAGGGCTTTCTCGACCTCGATACGAAGCACGAATTTGTACTGCGGCTGGAAGGGGTGCCGCCCGGCAGCCGCGGCGAAATGCGCCAGGCGGCGGGCCCCGCCGTGGCGTCGGTCGCGACGTCCTACGCAATGCCGGTGGTATAAGATGGACGCGCTGATCCGCACCTGGCTGCGGGCGCACAATACGAGCTCGCTCGTCACCCTGCACCGCGTCGACGACACGCCGCCGGTGCAGCGCGCGCAATTTGAGGGCTATCAGAGCGAATTGCGCGACGGCATGCCGCGCCATCAGCATTTCGGCCTGTCGGCGGTGCCGCTGCCCGGCAGCAAAGGCGTCGCGCTCTATCAGAGCGGCCATCGCGGCGCCGCGACGATCATCTCGGCCGAGGATCCGCGCTACCGGCCGACCGGCCAGCAGCCGGGCTGCGTTACCGTCTACATTGTCGACGGCGCGCAACCGGACGGCAGCGGCGGCGCGACGCGGCCGCTATTGCAAGGCTTGCTCGGCTGGATCGCCAAGCTCTTCGGCAAGACGATCTATGTCGGCGACGGGAATACGCAGACCGTCACGATCACCGCGGCCAGTGCGGTCATCATCACCGACGGCAACGGCACGCCGCAGCCGGTCAAACTCGCCGACGGCAGCAATAGCCGCATCCTGATGGCGGTATAGGCGGCCTCACGCTAAGCTGACCGCAGCCCTCAACAGGCTGCACAGACCCATGCTGAAAATCCGTATCCGGCGGCTGCTGCCGAATGTCCAGGGCCGAGGCCTAAAGGGCAGCAGGGCGATCTGTGCGCTGTTGAACCGCCGGGCATCGGGGGCGCCTCTCAACGGAGCACAGCAGCATGACTACCGCAGCCGCACGGCAATTGCCGATCGAAGCCGATCCCGTTCCTGCGTTGATCGCCGAATACGAGCGCCTTGAGCGTATCATCGTGCCGCTCGAGGACAGAGCCGAGGAGCTTCGCCGCACTCTTCCGGTCTATTTGCGCGGACCGGCCCACGTACACGACAGCGCCACCACGTTTCTGACCGAACTCGAGATCGAGGCCTACGCCGACGAGTATGATTGTCCGCCGGAATGGATTGCCGCGCGCCGCGCCGATTTGGCCGCTTACAAAGCCGTTATCGCCGAAGCGGAAGAGGCCTGCGGCATCGCCGCGCTCGAGCGGGAGGCCGAAGAAATCGGGGAGGTGCGGTCGGAGATCTATGGGAAAATTCTCGACACGCCCGCCAGCAGCTTCGACGGGCTCGAAGCGCACCTCCGCTTTTTGATCGACGCCGATCCCGATGAGATCGCCATCATCCTGGCCGGGCTCGACCACCTCCGGCGCCGCTACGAACCCGCGCTTATCGGCTTCGGCCCGCGGTAGTTCCACCGGCAGGATCGGGATCGGATCAGGCAGTTTCGGGGGCGCACCTCGCGCCCGCGCGCGGGATGAAAGGGCACTAACAAGGCGGCTTACCGCAATAGTGCGGGGCGCACCTCGCGCCCGCGCGCGGGATGAAAGATTATCGACTCAACGAGATCCAGCGCCTGCTGTCGGCGCACCTCGCGCCCGCGCGCGGGATGAAAGCGAAAAATCTTTAGTTTCTAAACCTTTTTGCCGGCGCACCTCGCGCCCGCGCGCGGGATGAAAGAGATCCAGCGATGCCGTCTTTTTGGCGCCGGGCTGGCGCACCTCGCGCCCGCGCGCGGGATGAAAGACAGGGTCTGCCCAAAGCTACCCGGACGAGGACGGGCGCACCTCGCGCCCGCGCGCGGGATGAAAGCCAAAAACTTATGACTCCGGCGACATAGGTTTATCGCGAGGCGCACCTCGCGGCCGCGGCGCCGGCGGGTGTAGCGGTTATTTGACGCTTCTCCCGGTAAGATCGCCGCCGCGAGAACAGATCGGTAACGGTAGCAATTTTCGGTGGTCCACTGGTGGCCCATTTAGTGGCGAAATTTGCGTAATTTCCTATATTTGTTCTCGTTTGCCGCGGTTGCGCGGGACGGCGAAAATGGCTAAAACCCGCGGAAACCCTTGTATCGGGGCGTGGCTCAGCCTGGTAGAGCGCCTGCTTTGGGAGCAGGATGTCGGAGGTTCAAATCCTCTCGCCCCGACCACCGCGTAGGCTTGGCGGCGCGAAGGCAGTACTCTGTATGGCGCAAGCACGCATTTTCCGGCCGACTAAGACGGCAATGCAATCCGGGGCACGCCCTCCCAAATGGGTGCTGACCTACGCACCGGCGAGCCGCCGTCTACCCGACCCGTTGATGGGGTGGACAAGCGCAGCGGACACGCTTAACGAGGTCCAGCTACATTTTGCGACGATGGAGGAAGCCGTCGCGTTCGCAACCAGGAAAGGGCTCGATTATACCGTCATCCCAGCACAAAACTCGACCGAAAAACCAAAAAGCTATGCGGAGAACTTTCGCTTTGACCGCGTCCGCGGCTGA